CACACACCAAACATCAATGTTGCTACTCCTGCGAAAAATGCAGGAATAAATTTAAGATATTCCATTTTATCACTCCTGATTTTTAATTTTTGGGTAAAGAAAAAGAACGCCCGGTATGGACGTTCTTTGTTGTAGATGTAAAAGCTATTTATCTTAATTCGAGTAATGCGTGTCGAAGAGCATATGCTATAGCCTCATCAATGTCTTCGCTTGAGCCAATATCATGCCCCCCTGTACTTTTCAAGGTATACTGCGTCAAGTTATCGAACACAGATAACTCCCCCATCAAAGCTCTGTTGTCCGTATTTCTTTTAGATAACTTTAGCACGTGTCCATTTTCTTTGAACGATATAATACAATCCGTAAGAATTATTTCGTTTTTTTCTTTGTCAAATTTGATCGCCGGTTGACCTTTATCTTCCAATTTTACATTTAATCGGTTTATTAACTTCTCAAACACTTCTTGCACTTTGGAAATTTCATAAGATTTCCCTGCTACTTTCGTGACATACCCGTCCATCCAATCCCTTTTCAATTCACATCAACCTCTCTTTTCTATCCAAACATTCGACAAGAATCCCTATAATCCCTTCTTGTCTCACTATTTCGTTTCGCATCCAACTCAATTCCTGCTTAAATTTAGACAAAAAAATACACCTCAACAGGTGTTAGCGTCTCTTATCAACCAAGCGCCGCAATCGTGCGATTGGCAATTTCAGTCTCGACATCCGCACGAATTGGTAAATCTACCCTACCGATATGCTTTGGTGCCTGTACCCATTAGTCGCATACAGGGTATCCCACACAGCTTGTCATGTGGCAATTTCTTGTGCCGCCTTTGCGTAATCCACCTCGTTCCCCCCCTCTGACATTAGATACCCATGGGGAAAGTGAGGTTGAATATTAGGTCCATGTTCCGTTGTGGAATTTGAGTACCTTTATAAATAATATCTCCATCCGTTCTAACCTCTAATGCTTGTGGATCAAAATATCCATTTCTCCACAAGAAACCCATACAGGTATAGTTAGTTGAAGGCCTTGTTGGTATACCCTGATAATTTAAGATTTCCACCGGACTATCCATATAAGGATATAAATTACAGACTATATGAGCCACCCCGTTCTTAATACGATACCTGAAATCATTAGGCCCATTTTTAAGTGCCCACCCATTTCCGGGGTCGATGTTTATCCAACCGGTATCATTTAGCTTAGCATTGACCGCCGCTACAGCACTTGGTGTTGCGGCTTCAGTAAACGAGTCACTAACTAACGAGGTATTAAGTTTAACAATTCCTTTGACAGTTGTTGAAGCGTCCGGAACGGGAACAGCACCCGATTGGCTAATTGGCACTTTTCCATCTGGACCTAAGGTAGCTACTCCGTTGGCTGCACCCTTCTCTGTTTTAGGAACTGCATCAGCGATACCCTGTTCGATCTTGTTCATGTTGACTGCAATTATCGGGGTACCCGGTTCAGAGATTGTACCCTCTGCTGGAACTAACGTTATTGTTCCGTCGGGGTTGTCTACTGCCGTAAATGTTCTTGGCCTCTCGACCTCACGATTCTTCCAGTCCGTAGGAACATAAGCCATTAAATTGCCTCCTCCCCACATATAAAGGCTCCACACATGGGTTGAATACCGATGTTGCCGATATAGTAGGTATATAATAAAAACATGTTGTTCTCTAACCTAAAGGCATCTTTATAAGTGAAAGGCGAAAGAGCCGCCCAGTCGTCGAAGTGTTCTAGCCAACCAGCCGGAGTATATCTTTCTCTTAATAGGTTACTGTTTCTTTCAATCCTATTTAAGCTAGGCGCCGTTTCAATTCTGGTCATACTGCGGTTTGCGACGATAACCAAATCGGGTACTGGAATGAAGTATCTTAGGAGATCTGCAACCACTGCTACGTTATTCTCCACCCGATTAAGGTCCCCGAAGTTGTAGAAGTCTATTGATTTCCAATCAAGTCGCGGTTCTATCCACTCCAAATTAAACGCCTCCCTTAGTATCTGTTCTACCAGAGAGGTACCCAGAAAAATTGTATTCTTGCTTAGTGATTCGAGATTGTTTCTCAGCACCGAAGGAGTCTTCAATGAGTACGATATCACCACATTCTAATGCCGGATTCTGTCTCCAGTTAACCTGATATAAAGCTCGAAGGTTACTTTCATCGATTACCCACTGAGCTACTTCTTGAGCTCTTTCAATCGTATTGATAAGTGGGTTTTCGCATTTAAAGTTTACCCCCTCAGAGTTCTCCAGATTATAAAAGATATGCTCCTCTTTGGTACCCCCTGTGTGGATGGTCATAGTGATGGATTGTAGCAATTTATCCAACTTGATTTGCGGTTCCTTAAATACATTATCGAAGGTGATATTAAGCATATCGTACCCACTGTATACCGTAGGACTAACCATCCCAGTAATCATGTCAGGTCCTGTAAAGTAAATGTAGCTAGTATCTTGGTCTAGGATCTCGAATGGCTTAACTGTAATTACTCCAGACCTATTTTGATATACAGCACTCTTACTTGCCAGTCCGATGCACTGAAGAGCCTTACGGAAAGTTTGTTTCTCCTTAAAGCCCTCGGTGGGAATGTCGTTTAAAGTTTCATCGATCTCGTACTTGGTTAGTTTAGCCTTGACCATAAGGTCCACTGCTAGGTCGTAGAGATTATCCGCCGCTTTCGGTATATAATCCTTATCCAATAACTCGAAGACGTTCCTAGCCGTGAACGAGGTTGTTAGGGCTCCTTCATCCGATTGCCAGTCCGTTAAATAATAACCTTCGGTGGAAATAAATTCGAAATCGTCATCCCCGGTATCAACCCCTAAACTAATCGAGAGCTCCTGCCGTTCTTTTAAGAAACGATAGAAGCCCACGGGATTAAGTATATTAAAATTCTTATCGGAGTTATCTATGGTGAACTTAACCTCGTTTGCGGGCAGTGTATCGCCGACTACATTCATTTGCTCGATTAAGCTCACCTTGATAAGTTTGTCTCCTTCGTATTCCTGTAGCACTCCGAAATCTACTTCCACAATCCTAGCTCTTCGGAAAGGAGTAGCCCATTTAGTGATAATGATTTCGATCTTTTCATAAGCATCTAAACCAGTAACCCAAACGTAGGTATTTTCCTTGTTATCCTTCACCTCTTCCTTAGCTATCATACGATCGCCGGCTGAATAAACGATAATATCGAAGTCGGAAGCATATTCATTATTTAGAGAGTCAAAATGAAGAGTTAAACCCATCGAATCATGAGGCTCGGAAAATGTAAAAGTAGCTTTTGGAGGGGCAGGGAACACGCCATCAGCGCCGCACAACTCCCGACTCCACCAACCGAGCTGATGTGTATTGGCAGCTTCTTCATTAGAAGTTGGAGGTATTACAAAACTACCATCCAGCTTAAAGTAATCTTTTTCGAACGTAGCGAATTTATCAGACATAGCTCGAACCTTGTCTATCATCTGATAACTTTTACTTATTTCTGCACCTTCGGCTTCTATATCAGCATCGTCATAAGCCGCATTATCCAAGATTTCAAAGACGACTTTAGCAGCTGTCTTTCGAATCGGCGCATATACAGCTTGTTTGAATTCCCTACTCACCTCATTCACTCAATCACCTACTTTTCAATAACGCTAAATTTTATATCCTTCCAACGGATATCTCCATTCAAATAATCGAGCGCGCCAACGTTTCTGTCACCAGCGTAAAAGGTACCTGTTTTCTGAGCGCTAGTTAGAGGGTCGATATAGCTGACGGAGAAGAACACCGGACTAACTGCATTCATGACGGTTTGCAAATTCGACTTACTGAGATGTTTCCATCCTAATTCAATTTTCCGTTTCGTGGTTATCCGTTCAATTATCATATCTCCACGAGCGTTTCGTTCAGCCTTTGAAATATCCATAACGCCGACAGAGTAATCGGAAGGAGTGGGTATCTCCCGACCGTCAATTTTAATAATGAGTCCTCACTCCTTTAGATTGGTTGAATTATAGATGAACCGATTCGTTGATTTTCTCCATCTTGGAAAGGTCTGAGCACGCGCGCAATCGTAGAACCTTCGATTTGAATTACGACGTCTCCACCATCGTTCCCTCTCGATTGTTGACCAGCTCCACCCATCTGCATTGCAGCCATTACAGCAGAGCCGAGAGCGCTTGCGAGCTTGTCCACGAAGGGTGTGTTTTCAAGAGGTACAACCATTTCGGCGCCCGCTTCACCCGCTATGAAGTTACCGAAGTTGGTAGCGCCGTCCACGATACCTCCGCGTGCTAGTTTGGGTATCCTTGGGACAGGAATCGGCCTAATGTTGATGCCGACGCCAGGCACAGAATTTATCAGGTCAATAGCACCTTTAATCGTCCTGTTTATCCCACCAATAACCGCATCCATCGCTGCATTTATAACGGATATAGTCGTGTTCAGTACACCTTTAAAGATGCCGGAAATCATTGTAACGATTCCTTCGAAAACAGAAACCAAACCAGTCCACACCCTGCTCCAGTCATTCGTGAATATACCGGCAATGAAATCAATTATGCCGCCTAGTGCCATCAAGAGACCTTTCGCGGTTTCCAAAATTCTGCCGACATTACTCCCTACTATGTCCGCAATAAATTGAAAGACACTTTTGAATATCGGACTGAGTTTGTCTACTAAATAACTCACAATCGGGAGGATGAATTTATTCAAAATATCTAGCGCCGCATTCACTAGTTTCATGACGAATTCACCGGTTTCCTTTATGAGTCCTTTCAGATGCTTATCCCATAGCTCCGACAACATTTTAAGAAACGGCTCGATAATTGGTTTTAAAATTTTATCCCAAAGCTGCTGGAATAAATCACGGATATTTTTCATCAACTCTGATAGATTGCTCAGAAGTGTCTTGCCGTGTTTGTCCCACAAATCCATGACAATCTTAAGTGTATCTGTCACTATTTTCTTAAGTAAATCAAAGACAGGTTTAATGACAGTCTTGTAGATGTCGTTCATTAGATTCGCGAAAAACTCGAATGCGGAAGCCGCTTCTTCAAACGCAAATACAAGAATATCCGTAAATATCGGCACCACAGTTCCAATGATTGCACCCGCAATTGGTATCGCGAAATCATTCAGGATATAGTCTACGAAGGGCTTAATAGTTCCATCTAGCAACGTTTGTAATGCCGCGCCGATTCGAGGGACAAAATCCATAAAGGCATTCTTAATCTTGTCTAACGCCGGAAGAATCACCGTAGCAGTTAGGTTATTAAGGGTTTCCGTAGCGTTTTTAAATGTTTTGGCGAACGTTTCTAAAGCAAATACAAGGATATCTGTGAATATAGGTACAAAAACGCGAAGAAGCTCTGCCGATATAGGGATGATGAACTTGTTTAACAAGTAGTCTACCAAAGGCTTCACGGTACCATCCAACAAACTCTGCAACGAAGATGCAACCGATGTATTAGCGTCCATCCAAGCCATTTTTAACTTTTCAAGCGATGGAAGCAATGTGTCGCCCCACAAGCTAATCAATTCGTCGGTTACATTTTGCATCGATTCGGCTAATAATCCCATGCTCCAGACCGCAACGTCTGCAAAGACTGGAGCAAAATCCTCCACGAATCCAGTGACGATAGAAGGAATGAAGTCGAGTAGGATATAACTAGCCGCTGGCTTCAAGAACTCATCGGTTAATTGAAATAGTGTTCCACCAATCTCTTTAAAGGATTGCTTTATTGGGCCAACTGCATCATAGAGTGGTTGAAGCGCTGGGCGAATACCGCTGAAAGTATCAGCAAACATACCACCGAAACCTTTTGCCCCATCCCACATGTTCTTGAATATATCTTTTATTTTGTCGGCCATTGCCTGAATATGAGCAGGAATCGTTTCGGTATCGATTTCAGGCATCTCGAAATCTCCTAGATCCATATCCCCGCCAATTCCGCCCGCCCCTGCACCGGCACCTTTACCGCCGCCTGAATCAGCATTCGAACCTTTAGATGGTTCGGACAGCGAGTTTATTTCATCGAATCCAGCTATTGATCGCTTAGCTTCTTCGGCTGCCTTTTTAACCTTTTTCCCGGACTTTTCAGCTTTCTTCCCTGCATTTTCAGCTGCAGTTCCGAAGGAGTCTTGCGCAGCTGCACCGCTACCGGCCGCTATGCCAGATTGTTTCTGTGATTTCGATACACCGAAAAACGCTTGCATGAAATATCGAAAATACGAAGTGACTCTTACTAGCCAGTTCGCAAGTTTTTGAAGGATAGGAATAACGAAATTCGCAATCGGCATAAAAGCTTGTCCGATGTTGATTTGGATATCCCCTAGCGTCTTGCTCAAAAGTGACAGCCTTCCTGCGAAAGTATCGGCGTACGTTGCCGCATCCCCAACTTGGAATTTGGTTTCTTCCATAATTCCGTTAACTTCGGCCTGAATCTTTTGTTGTTGAGATAATTTATTGGCTGTGGTACCGATAGATTTTGCATATTCGTCCCACATTTTCGCGACGTTTTTTGTCACACCCGCATTATCGACTAAGATTGAGTTTTCGTTTTTCAAACCTTCAGTCGCAGAAGATACCGCATCGCCTAACGAATAAGATGCCTGCCGCCCGAAAGCCGCCGCATCTTTCAGCCTTTCCATCGTTTGTTCTATCTGGTCATCGCTGTAACCACGCGCTGCTAGGTTTTTGTAAGCTGTAACCGCGTTAGTAAGGGGGACAAGCCCATCCGCGATGTATCCATTAATGAAGCCCTTCGCCTTTGTGAATGAACGCCCTTGACCTTCTACGATACTTTGCAATCCGAGGAACGCACTTTCTAACTCACTAGCCGCCATAACCGCATCTTTCACGTATTTACCGATGCCGAGCGCCGCTATCGCTACAGCTACAGCTTTAAATGCTTTCTTCATACCATCAGTGGAACTTTTAACAGCATTGTTCATATTGCCCAACTCAGCCCTGACTCTATCTAATTCACGACGTAAATCAGATGTTTCAGAGGTGATCAGTATTTGTAGTTCTTCAAGTGTTATCGCCACGGCGCTCACCTCGCTTCCGCTTCTCAGCCGCATTCGCTGCATACGCTTCGACACGAGCCTTCATGATTTGCCAGTTTTGTTGTTTCGATTGTTGTTGCGCTTTTTCTTGCTCTGCTTTTTGTTCCATTGCTGGGAATATACCTGGGTAGGCTTCGTGGATAGCTGGAACATCGTTTTTGTTCCCTACCAACCGTCCTACTAGAAGGGATATCTGGTTAGCTTGGTGGTAAGCGATAACTGATTGGATCCGCATGTCTGTTTCTCGCTGTTTGCTATAAGCTTTTATAGAGGCGTTAATTTCTGCATACGTCATATCCCAAAAAGAAACCGCATCCACACCGCATTCACACGCGATCGGATACAGCTTCTCGAATAGCTCCGTTAAGTTCTTTACTGGTTCACTTCCGCCCCCTTCTCCGTCCCCGTCGCTTGGTTGAAAAAACCAGATACCTTGAATACGTCCATAATTACAGGAATTAAATCGATGTAAGTATTTCCTTCTTCTGCATATTCGTCATACAAATTTAGTACATCTTCAAACTTTGTTCCGTGGTGGAATTTCTGCATGGCTGCATGAAGGATTAGCAATACACTACTGACGGAAGGTATTTCTCCACTATCAACTGACATCAAAATGGACAATGGATTTCGTCCGTTCAACTTCTTTTCCAATTCAATGATGCCTGATGCCGTAATGCGCAATTTATATTCTGAGCCCGCCGCTGTAAATGTTGAATATCTCATAATTAAATTTCCTCCTCATAATAAAAAGCATCCTCGATTGAGAATGCTTTTTTCGTTTGTATATTAGATTTTCGCTACTGATTAAGTCGTTGGATTCGTCACTGTAATATCACTCTGCAGACTCATTCCAACAGAGAATGTCATTGCCGCATTTACTGCTGCCGCATCCATTTTCACGTTGACGTAAGAGCTAAATTCATGACCTGTGCCGTCCGGATACTCGACCTTGAATTCAGCGGGTTTGTCCGCATCCTGCAATCCTTTTAAGATACGATAGTTACTGTCCGCCGTTTCGTTATCATACAAAAACTTGAAGGTAAGGTCGCCTAAGTCTTTAACGCCATTGATATACTTTTTAACGGAGTCGGATAGAGTGGTAACCTCTACCTTCTCGGGATCTCCACCCATTTCCGGGACTTCCATAAGGTGCTCAAGAACCACGAAGGTTGAACCGCTCGCTTTGTAGCTCAGTGTTGTGTCTTTCGTTAATAGTCCTGCCATTTATATCCACTCTCCTTTATTGGTGTACTAGATTCGTTCGTTTGTCGACAATCCCGCGATACCGCATTGTTTTACGCTTCATGCCTGAAGGATCATTTAAGTCCGCTGCTAATTCCCGCAGGAAACCGATTCCACTCATCTTGTCGTCAACTTGTTTAGCTATCGTCCCGGTTGACTTCGTGTGCCAGACGTCAATCAATATGATGATTTCGGTCTGTAATTCAATGCGCATTTTATGATAGTTTTTATTGTCCGATTCTTTAAATGTGATGTGAGGTGTTTGTGCTGGGCCGACGGGAAATTGGTCTGAAGCAGTTACGCCCGGAATCGACGATAGCAACGAATAGATTTCTGGTTTAGCATCATACATCAAGAACCACCCATTTTCTGAATGTCTTTTTTCAATTGTTCTTTTACGATATCCAACACTTTGCCTTTATTGTTCTTTAGTGCCGGATAAAGAAAAGGTTGAGCATCCATCCCTGCCCAATCCTGTCGGTAGTTTAGGTTTTCGGGTGATTTAGGGGGAGATGGAGAACCTTCACCTCGTTGACCCGTTCCGAACTCAACATAGGGTGCGTAATGGAGATTGGTCGAAACTTTGCCGGTGATTATACCGTTTTTTTCCTCGACCTTTTCTTTGATGCTATTTTTCAACAAGCCACTATCACCGGTAGGCGCAAGCCCTTTAGCTTCACCCTGCACCATCTTGTTAGCTTGCTTAATTCCTACTTTAAGTGACTTATGACTATCGCCACCAAGACGGTCGAGCTTTTTCATAAGGCTATTCAAACCTTTAATTTGGCTCATGTTCTCACCTTCTCGAAATCTACGACGTAGTGGGTATTCCATCGTCGGATAGCGACCACCTTGTAGTCAGGCGTTCCGTCGGTAGCGACATAAATGCACGCTCTATCAGACTCCTGAATGTCCGTTCCAATCTCAACATAAGCCGTCAGTATATACGCTAGACGCTCACCGTATAGCTCGACCATTAATTTCCCGCCTGCCGGTTGGACGTTAGCTCGGATAGTGTGACCGTTTGGATCTTCTTCCTCGTAAGTCGTCCCATCCGGTTCCGTGACAATGATTCGTCGTTTGACGGTATATGGCTTCAAGTCGCTTTGTTTAAGTCGCATAGCGCGCCAACTTAGCTAAACGCTTTTGATTAATAGTGCTTTGTAATGATTGCGGTAAGTCTTCAAAGGAGCGACTAATTCCACCTTCTGAGTGAGACGACTGCCCTTCGATACCTTGTTTGTTATAACGGATTACAGCTATTTGACGACAGATAGATTCCAGTGATGTAGGTAGCTCAGTTCGATTCGTCCACGTAAGTAAATCAGCTTCAACATCCTCTAAAATTAATTGCAAAAGGTCATCCTGTTCGAGGTCTTTGATGCCTAGCTGAATTTTTATTTTCTTTAATTGCGTCACAGACACGTCTTCACCTCCAAAAAGGAGAACGGATTTAATCTCCGCTCTCCTTCTCTTTATTCTTCGGTTTTTTAGGTTCTTTTTTCGAATCTGCAATTTTCACAAAAAGCTTTTCATTGAAATATTTATCCTCGATTTCGAATTCCTCACCAGCCTTATAAGACTGGTGATTATGCCGAACAGGAATGTTCTTAACTTGTACAATCACTTAAATCCCTCCTTACGTAATCGGTTGAGCTTGAAATACTTCATCAGCAGCCGGGAATGACGGGATAGCTGTCGCTACTGCTTTTGTCCATGTAGAGACTGGGTCAACGTTTTCCTCATAAACCATCGCAAGAACGTTACCAATTTTGCTCGTTTCAATAGATGGATCACGAGTTAAGCGAATTTCTTCCGCAGTCGGACCGAATAACGTTTCACCAAGAGCGCCGTCACCGAACATAACAAACGCATTCTCCGGGAAGTAACGGTGTGTTGTGTATGTTCCATTAGCAATCTGTTTACGGAATTTAGCGTCATAGGATGCAATTTTAGGCAATTGAAGGCTCTCTAGGAATGTATTCAGCTCGCCGATTGAAACGATTCGACCAGAATTCGCACCGTACATAGCCGACTTAACATTAGGATTCGTTAAAAGCGCACCTAAAACCACGTTAGATGTTAACGCTCTAGAAGGAACTAACGGCAATGAATTCGCCCATCGGATCATATCTTCAATAGGATTTGAATCAGGGTTTGTCCATAAGTTCGTCCCGGATAACGCTTCTTGATTTTCTGTCGGAACATTGTACGGGATGACTATATCCAACCCATTCTCAGCGAGAGTTAACGTCCCTTTAGCAAGGACTTCCATACGCATTTGTTCGACACGAGCGTTAACGCCAGCCGCCAGAGTATCGATATCGTTGTAAACGTTCTGCATTAGGTATTGCTGTTCAGCAGCGTTACGTGGATTTTCTAATGCAATGATTTCTTTTTCCGTTAACTGCATTTTACGTTTAATGAGTGCAGCTTCTAACGCCATTTTGCTCGCTTCACGTGAACCGATTTCTGCTTCTGTATCAAATGAATGGACAGACGCTACTACCGGAGTACGTCCTGCACCTTTGATTAGGTCGAATTCTAGTGACTGTTTCTTCACTTCAGGGAACAAAGACGCTCCTAGAAGTGGTGCATATTCACGGGTTTGCAGGTAGTTTAATACCTCTTTTTGATTAAACAGGTCTAATACGTTAGGCATATTGTTTTTCCTCTTTTCTATTGGTTTTTATCGAAATTTAATTTCTTTTAAAACTTCTTTTGCTTCGGTAGATGGCGCTACTGGTAGACGTGCTTCAAGGATGTAGGCTTCGACAAGCATTGGTCCTGCTTGCGGTCCGTTTGTTACATCAACGTCTGTCAATAGGATTCCCTCGGCTGTATCATCGTTTGCCGGGAGGATAGTTCCCGCCAACACTACTCTACGACCGTTCGCGTCAGCGGTTACCCCCGTTTGTTCCACCTGAGTAGTAAATGATTGAAAACGTGCACTTGCTAGAAAGTTAATTTGTTTTGCTGTTTCTACTTTTGATACGTACATTAGAATTCCCCTCTCTTAACCCCATAATTTTGTTTCAATCGGCTTACTTTTTTCATTCAAAGATTTAGCGAAGTTTGCGCCTACACTTGTTTCTCCGGCACCTTTAGAGCCTCCACCACCTGGCGCTTTGTCACCCCGTAGACGCTCATTAACGCCCGCTTCAACGGATTCACGGAACGCCTTTTCTACTGCATCAAGGCTTGCGCTAGTGGAATCGGCATCAGTAAACACCAAGATTTCAGCGAGTTGTTTCGGTAGACCTTTCTCAGCAAGAGTTTCGAGAGCTGAAGCACGAAGTTCGCGACGTGTAATGTCCGCTTCACGTTCAGATATCTTAGATTCACGTTGCTCCTGTTCGTACTCAGCCTTTTGATCGGCGTTCATCTTCGCAAGCTTCTCAGCTTCCGTTTTAGCCGCTTCGATATCCTTGTCACGATTAGCACGCTCTTTAGCCACCGTTTTAGCAATTAGACTATCAATCTTCGCCTGTTGCTCCACTGAGAATTCGACTTCCTTTTTCTTCTCTTCATCTTTTTTGTCGTCGCCTTGGCCATCATCACCCTTGTCGTCATCCCCTCCCTTGTCTCCACCTTCATCAGCGAAGAACTGGATGTTTAGTCGTAAAGGGAGTTCGGGATGTTTAACGATTGACTGCATAGGTTTATGCGAGACAAACAACGATTTGATAAATGTGATTAACAGAATAATAATTTTCATAAGTACCTCCACCGTTTAACGCCCGTCGGCTTTATCCATGCACCTTTTCAAGTCGTGGGCACGTTTTGGACAGGTAAACACTTTAATTTCTACTTTTTAACGCATAGAACGGAAGTGTAAGAACTATCCACAGAGCCTTAAACATCAATCCCACTGCCTTTAGCAACTTCATGCCTTCACCCCACAATCGCATTTTTTCTTTCGAGAGAATATAAAAAGCACTCCCACCCGTTAAGGTTGAAAGTGCTTCGCTACGTTGTTTTTTGTTTACTTTTCCTTCTCTTATCTAGTTTCACCGATGCCCATTTCTCAGCATTGTTATATTTCAAATCTTGGAATGCAGCGAAGGACTTCGGCGCATCTTTCCCTAAGACTTCCTTGAATTGATCAAACTGTTTCTTATCGGCAGCCTTATTCTTAATCTGCTTCTGGATGGTGTCAATCTTGTCTTTTCCATGCTTCTCATCCAGACCTTCGCGCCACTGCTCGTAATTCGTGCCTGCCGGAATAAGTTCATTCTTCCCTGTAATAGGATCCCTTGCCCGACGTTCGATGTTTTCAAGCGTTTTCGGACCAAAGTAAGCCCGTGTAGTTGAACGACAAAAAGGATGCATCGGAGGCATGTTCACACCCGGCATCGCATCTTTAACCTTATAAACCTTCAAATCTTGTTTCTGGCATATTACCGATGTCTTTTTATCCAACGTAGCAAGAAACATATACTCGTCAATTTCGGCCTCTCCATATGACTCCATCTCAGCCATATTCGCCATGTAGGTCGTTTCTGTGCGCACTAATCGATTAGCAGCATGTTTGCCCACATTCATCCGTTCCGCCAGTTCCCGACTCATTTGAGCTGTTCCGGCACCGGACATGAACCCTGCCGTAATAATATCAGTCACTTGCGACGCCAGTACGTCAGTGTTATCCCAAATTCTTTCGGAGAACTGTTTCCCCGTCCAAGGATTCTTCAGAATAGCTTCGACCCTGCTCGTCGGCATAGAAGCGAAATCAAAGCCGACGAGCAACCCCTTTTGCACATCGAACATCGTTTGGTAATAAGCATCGTTAATTGTGCCGATATAGCCAGTCGTACTAGCTCGAATTTCCGTGTCAGCAATTATTATCTTGGACTGTAAGTATGTGTTTTCCTTTAACGCTTCCAGACGAGTAATACGGGCACTATACGCCGGTGCATTTAGTCGGTTCAGCATTTGACGCTTGATAGCGGGATCTTGGATATCGTTTATTTTCGACTTGATAGATTCCCATTCCACTTTTGAAATCGGTTCATTCAATATCTTTTGAGCCTCTTCAGCAGATAGTTTCCCATCTTTAGCAAACTTGTCGAATATCTTCTGAGTTTCTGCAGCTATATCCTTCTGAGCTTTATCGTAAGCTGCATTGACAATTTGCACGGTTGAATCTGCACCTCGGTGATACTCAGCCATTCGTTGTAATGACCGTTTATCCCAATAGGCGTTACTCCTCGTCTTCATCGCCTGTCACGTCCTCTGGTGGATCTATCGGGTAACCGAATTCCCTTTGAGTTCGTTTTAACTTTTCTTCCAGCTGCACTTTAACCCTCTTGATTTCTTCCGTTGGTTCTTCGATAAACGGAATCTGAGACAATAGCGTTTCATCACTTGCGAAATCTCTCAGCGTAACAAGTTCTTGAATCGTAACCTCGTTCTCCGGGAGGTTTCGCGTCATCGTGATTATCACGTCTGACATGTCTACCGCTTTGCCCTTGACGCCTAAGATGTTTGCGAATAGTTTAAGTCGTTCTCGTAAACCCTGAATGAAATAGCGTTCTTTGATGACTGCCAACTGCTCTAATCCGAGCAACTTATATTTCATGGCCACTCCAGAAGATTGAGCTGCAAAGTTCTCATCCGTTAAATTCGGAACCATGGAGAACTCATGAATATCGGATTTGATAGCATCTTTCAATATTTCTACTTCAGCCTCATTCAAGCCCTTCACAAGCCAAGAAGCGTCAGCTCCAACTTCTGGAAGCTCTAGTATCTTGTGCTTTTTCAGCATCCTTGCCGTTTTTGACATCTCTTCTTCGTCGTCTCCGAACGAGAATCCAACTACTTTTAATATCGCGTCAACCAACTGCTCTTTATCATTCACTCGATCCGATTGCAGGATATTATACGCATCGATTAGGCTAATCTGTTGCTCATAGTCGCCCTGTTGCTCTTCATTATTTGAGAACTCCGTGATCGGTACAGCGTTGTAAAAATGGGGTATCTCCTCCACAACCTTGAAGTTCTCGCCATCGAGCTCCTCAGCGAAGTATTTTAACGCTTTGGTTTCATCGTAAACATTGACGTTATACCCAATCACTTCATTGTCCATGTCACGCTTCTCATAATAATGAACACCAAACATCGACTTGTATTCAACCGTGTCATCTACAACAAGGAAGATTTGTCGAGGATCAATGACAGCGACCTTCGGAATCGGGATCTCGTCACTACTCATGAAATAGAGCTCAAGCCCCCTACCAAATACAGACAGGTCTTTCGACAACTCTGAATCATGCGATACGATATCGATTGCCTTGTAAGCCTCTGTAATGGCTTCTATTTGCGCGCCCTCATACTTAATCGGATTACCGAACACGTAACCAGAGGAAATATCAGTGATGTATTTAGCATGGTTCGATACCAGTCTATTATTGGGGAGTCCCAAGTCCTCGTCTGAGGGGCGTTCTAAGATTGCGTGATTGCCTAAGTAGTAATTATCCAGCAGATTCAAGCGTTCAATACCTTCCTGGTGCTCTTTGATACAGCTTGCAATGAGTTCCACTGGGATGTCTTTTTCTATTAGTTCTCTATCTCGAATAATTGCCACGTTATCACCTCAATCCAAGTTTAGATTTGCTGCTTACTTTCGCTTTCAAATGACCGAATAGAATTGTATTGACAAAGTATCTGTCGCCATCCATGTGGTGGTCATTCGTTTTCATCGGCTTCTCTTCACCGCGATTAGCCGCTTTCTCATCCCAAATGTAGGAGGAGAACTCACGAAAGGTTTCTTTACAGCAATCGTTATACTTTATTTTCCCGTTAATCAACGAACTCGCTACGTTACGAATACCATTGATAACGTCGTTGTTTGCTTTCTTAACCTTGAACCCATCCTTTATAAGCTGAGCGATAAAGGATGCAGCAGATGGATCAATAATGATTTGAGTTTTCTTGTCGTTAATAAACTTACCCATTTCTTCGCTATACTCCGTGTCAGTCTTTTGCGTACCTCCACGTCCGCTATGGTGATTCTCTTTTACTTTGTACCAAACACCATCGCAAAGACCCCACAGTCCGAAGACGGTAGGGTTCTGTGTTCCATAGTCGACCGCGACATAATACTTTGAATACGGTCTATCTATTGTTGTGACAACGTGCTCTTTCTCGCTGAACATGTCATAAATAACACCTTCGGCAAGCACCCACAAGCCTAATATAAAGCGTTGATAGAATATCCCTGCATACATCCGTAAATATCGTTGCTTCGTCTCTGCATCAAGGGAAAGGTTGTCGTCCATCGTGAAATGGAGTTGCAACATCTTCTTTTCTTTCCGCTGATCAATCCACTTCTCTTTGAACCAATGATAAGGGCCTTCTGGGTTGCAGTTAAACCAGAACTTTGAACCTTTTACAGAACAACGGGCAGTAGCTTGTGAAACGAATGATTCTGGCATAAGCGCTACTTCATCGAAGAACATGCCAGCAAGCGTAATCCCTTGGATAAGGTCCTGTGAACCTTCATCCTTACCACCGAACACGTAAAATTGATTGGTAATGCCTTTAAAGGATATCGTTAAATAGTTCTCCGCTCGGTGGTCTTTAACCTTATATCCACGTGCTTTCAGCATGCGTTTAAGTGGAGTAATTACGTTACGACGGAATGAACCAATTGTCTTTCCAGCCATCCCCATATTTTCATCTTGGAATGTCTCCATTGCCCACATAACGTAAGAAAGGGACATGACAACCGTTTTCCCCGCACGAACTGAACCGTCGCATATGATACCGTCCAAATCCTTAACTGGCGAACCTTCACGCCACCACGTTAGAACTTGCTTCTGCTTGATAGAGAACGGTTGGAATTTGAACGGTGCAGGCTTCTTCTGCTTGTACTTCTTTTTCTCAGTTAAGAATGCAAAGAAGTTATTCGTTTTCGTCGGTTTGGTCGTTTGCATCCCCCCACACCTCCGAAGTTGTAACGTTTAGCGCGTCGTTAAATCCATCGTCTTCGTACTGTTCAGGATCCTCGTTACCGAATGCTTTTGCATGAGCAATCTTAAGCTTCTCAGTCTCGATTTGACGTTTAAAGTGATCAGGTACCATGTCGAAGTGTTTGACCAGGAAGTCCATGGCTTTCGCTCTGTCAGCAAGCTTGATCGAAACACCATCTTTGCCTTGCTTAACTTCAGTAATGATTGTTCCGTCCACTTCATTAGCATTCTTGAAGTCCGTATAATTAAGCTTATACGTGATATCGTTCCCGTTTTCATCCTTCATAGGCTGACCGCGAGCATCTTTTGAAACTATTTCTTCTGCTCCGAAATCAACAAAGTCCGTTATATCCGCAAAGGCGATATCAATGTACTTCTGCAGTACGTCCCTGGCACCCAATTTCAAGTCAGTTGCTTGTTCCGCTTTCATCCTGTCAATCTCCACATCAATCTTAGGGTTTCTTAGGTGCCTATGACCTTCAACCATCGCCGTAGTATAAGCGCACCCATAAGCCTTCTGATAAGCCTTAGTAGCATTGAAGCATTTAATGTAATGAATGCAAAAAAGCCTTTGTTTTTCCGTCAGTTCATCCGACTCAACAACAGGCTCTCTTATCGCTTTATTCGGTTGCATCCTTTTAGAAATGGTTGCATCCTTTTTCTTTTTAGTTGCATCTTTAACAGATGGACCTCTTACCCAAGCTTCACGACTCTTTCTACTCTTCAACGTTCCAAGTTTCACATCATGCTTTTCAGCTAATGCAGCAAGCGTTATTTTTGTGGTTTCCCATTCACTTCTCATCTCTTCCCAATTAGGCACATCACATCACCGTCCACCTCCGTTATTTTTAGACTTAAAAAAGCCATTCAATTAAGAACGACTCTTATTACATAATTATTAACTTTGTGATTCGTGAATCTTGATTGTTTTACACGGACCAGATACCACTTTTCAATACATAGTTTGTTTTTTAACCATTCATTAACTTTTCAAGCTGTTCTCTACTGAATTCAGTTAATCTTCTCTGAATAGGATTATATTTTATTGAAACCTCATCTATGAGTTCCTTTGACATCTGATTTATCAGTTCGCTGCTTTCCCGATCCACCATAGCATCTGTAATAATATCTTCCTGCTTAATAATGAATTCTATAAGGTCTCGTATTTCATCACTTACGCCGTCAATGAAGACTGATTTTGCGACCGCTTTGTTTAATCTGTCAATTACCAAAGGCCTTAAGGATAGACTTTTTTCCGACATCTCATTTAATTCAGCTGTTTGAATTGAGATTTTGCTTTCTATATCAACTTTTGTTGATCTCCCACTATCCATTTGTGATGCTAACATTTCAATGAATTCTCTTCCTACTGCCATCCTAATAAACAAACTCATGGATGTCGATAATAACGTGTTGGCGTCATCTAGTAATTCAACCACTTGCTCACTCTTGTTTAAAAGAAAAGTAGTAGCATCCCTATCTCTCACTTGCCTATCTTGTAATTCCATCGAATACTCTATGTTCTTCTTATTATTAGAAATAATGATGTATGTAGTAATAATTACTCCTATCATACCGAACATACCGCCTATATAGCTGCCCCAGAAGGCAATCCAACTCTCGGTATTACCTAAAGCAAAATTAAAAATATTTACATTTAATAGCAATGCTATTAATAACGGGATTGAAATAACGATTGCAGCAATTATCACTCCCCATTTTACGACACTTTCCTTGTTGATTTTTGAATCCGTCTTTTCTTCACTCAATATTCCCCACCTCTCTGACAATATTCGCCACAAAAAGGGGTAAATCCTTTATTTATCGCTCTTATGTATCGGGGGCTGGTAAGAGGGGTTATGTCGCTCGCTCGCACGCACCCCCTCTTTAATTCTCCCCCTCATATATGCAGACTTCGCACATCATCCGCACATCGTGCCACTTTCATTCTGCTATCAATCTTCTTCCTCGCCCTATTGATTGACTGTTGAACCATGCTCTTGCTTACTCCTAATTCGTCAGCAATCTTCGACCAACTCATACCTTGTGCCATGTGCAATATATAGCACTGCCGCTCTCTCAACGAAAAAGAAGAAAGAATATCTGCTAGTATAATTTTCTCTTCTCTTGTCATAAACAGATGCTTCTTTTCGTTATCGTTTTCATCCTTTAATTGTTCCGTGATATCCGGAATCAAATCAATATTTTCATAGGAACGCCTCTGATAAACAGACTTCTCATCGACCCCTCGGTAAGTGTTCGGCTGCCGTCCAGTAGTCATCCATTCAAGCGAATAAGTCATACTATCAATCATGCTGTTGAACTGCTTCAAATCATTCATTTCAATCGGATTGCTTCTGTCCACTTGATCCGCGCGCTTCTTCATTTCCTGCCTGCCCTCGATATACTCCGGAACCAATTTATCCACCCAACTCAACATAAAAGCGCCCCCTATCGATATCTAAATCCCCGCGAACCTTATATAAACCGGTGTCTATCGAATAATTTTGCGTACCAAGTGCTGCGGTTTGTTCAACATGACTTGACTGCACTTGCGTGTATCCCAATTAAGACTCCATCCGTGCTTCGCTTCATTTTCTGTATTCCATAATGCTTTCTCATGGTTTTCTAGAATGGTTTCTTTCATCGAGTTCCACAGTTGGGAAAGTCCTTCTACAATTGGCTTAAGCCCTTCTGCCACCCCTGTAAACACGGCTTTCAAACCGTCAATCATTCTTGAAATTTCCTCTATTGGCATCTGGTGACGTTCTGCAAGTTCTGCCTTTATCTCATCCAACCGCTCTTGATTAATTTCCATCGTCTTTTCCTCCTTTTGATAAACAAAAAAGGACACCGAAAACAGCCGTTAAGCTGAATCAGTGTCCCTAGTTGTTCCAGTAGACTTATTTTATTGATTTATACAATTCATCTAAATGATCACTACTAATTCCGATATCTCCACCGCCACAATATGGACAATTAAGATTATATGGTTGCTGTAACTCTTCTACATAAAACTGTTCATTGCAATCTTCACAGTTGTAACAAAATACTTTTATTTTAAAGTCATTAGCTACTACATCCATCGAATTCCCTCCTACCTCTTCGTGTAACTAATCTCGTAAAACAATGGCTTATCATCCTGCCACGTAATAACTTGCTTCCCGAATCCAACACCCGGCTTATCTACCTTCTTGATTTCGCCATCTATAACTCTATACACTGCATTTTCCGATAAACTTACTTCTGCTGTTTTGCTCACAGGACCCCTCCTCGTGTGGTATAATCGCCTTAGCCGAGGCAGGAGAAATCCTGTCTTTTTTTATTTGAACTTCTTTCCACGCTTCGTACAAAACTGACCATCATATTCCCTCTTGGAGAATCTTGCTCTACCTTACTTTTCATTGAGTGTGAAATCGCAAGCAGAATTAATTTCATCCCAAGCACGAAACTTAATTCCCCTCATTTCACAACCACCTTCCATCCCCGTTTTTTCATCCGTTTCAATTCCTTACTGGAAAATGCGTCATAGATATAAACACGCTCATGACCTTCCAACCGCGTCAACAACCACATGGACTTATCGTCCACTCGTTCTAGCACTGGTCCTCCGAAGCACTGCCCCATATGTCGCACGAGTACTTCCTCCGTCATATGAATGTTTGATTAGCTGGCGACCGTTAATTAAACCGGTTCGACTGCCGGCGCCTTCTACCACGTTTTCAAAATAGCGTGCAACCTCGAATCCTCTGCCTGTTAAATCAGCAATTCGTCTGTCTCGTTCTTCGATGGATCCACTAGTTATTGTTGTTTGGAAATAAGGTTGTGTTTTCATTGGTTTCACCCTTTCAGACTGATTGTATTTAGATAAATACATACCGATCTTCTGCAAAACGTTTCTTCTATCAATGTGACAACTTGACTGTCATCTTTGTACGCAATGCCGTTATAGTTCCACGATTTTGCCGAATCATACATCCTAACTTTTCCGCCGACCTCGTCCTTTCCATATTGAACTTTCCACTCATTTTCTTTTTTCAAATCATTCAACTTCCTACTTCTTCGTTTTCACAAAAGCCCGTACGATAAATGATAATTTGCATATGTTGTTGAACAGCTGAGATTTTCACATCTCCTGACCTCGATTTACATCTCAGTTGTTTTAGGGTCTTCAATTCGAAGGTCCTCTTTTTATTTTCATTCTCACTGTTGTCACACTATTAACCGGCAATCGTATCTACCCATTCCACAAACGAATTCATTAAAGGCGCCTTATTTGAACCGTCCACCCAACCTGCAAAACCTATAAAACCGTCTGAATTAAAGCTGATCCTTCTCGTTGAGTGAAATAATGACTATTCAAGAAGAAGTAACATTCCTTCACAATTCCATTTGTATTGTACTTGCTTTTTATTTCATTCCCATAATGTTTGTGGACATTATACCTGCCTTATTGGCTTCCTTAACGTGCTTGTTAAGTAAGATGAACAAAATACCAATATCGCCCTCTGAAACTCCCTTATAAGTCAACCCTTTTTCAGCGAAATAGTTTCTTGCGTCATCAGAATTTTTACATGTAATCATTTTTCATCCTCCTACTACGTTTGTGTCTACTGTCTACTGTCTACTACGTCACTTCGCCCTTCCATGCATCCGACCAATATAATAAAACCCTAATGCTAGTACCAAAGCCGAAATAATAAATGCCCAACCTTCAAACGTGGTAATCACTGTCGCCATAACTTCCATCCCTCCTGCTCTTTCTCATACAGTTCCCGTCGTTACAGAGGCTCATATGTCCAAACTTTATAACCGTCCTCCCACTGATACAACAAACGCCATACGCCGTTCATACCCCTTAAATAAATTTTCTAGAATTTTTCAATTACTCTCAACAGTTGTCCAATCACTTTTCATTTTGAAGTCATATATTATCAATGTAAGCCAAGCTTAACAAAACCAGAAAGGAGGTCTTCAAAATGGGGAATTGTTCAAATAATCAGCGATGTAAATGTGATAAATGCGAGCCCAAAAAACAACCCGAGAAAACTGTGAATAACTGTAAAGGATGCATTTGTGATCAATTAAGACGATTACAAACGCAGACTGAAGTTGATGTTTTCTTATCAGGTGGTCAAGTCCTAGAAGATGTTGTTTTTATTACCTTAAACCAGAAGGATTGCTGTGCATTCTTTAGTGATCCAGAAACTGAACCTGGTTCAACACTCATTGTGGACTGCCAACAAATTCAAGCTATTCGAATAGAAGCAGACTGAGTTATAAGAGGGCCTCTTTCTTTATGAAAGAGGTCTTTCTCAAAATAATATAATGAACAAATTACTCTTCTTTTGGAAAGGCCATTTTTTAAAAAAGAAAATGTTTTCGGCATTAATGACATCTTTATTCTAAATAAGTACAAAGGTAAGGGTTTCGGAATACAGGCTTTAGAAGAGTTATTTGAAAATAAAAAAGGCAAATACTTTGTTATTGAACTTGTGAATAACCTTCCCGCTGTATCCTTTTGGAGAAAAGTATATAAAGAGTTTAAAATTGATTATGAAGAAAAAAGTCAATTAATTGATGATGAACTTTGCATAACCCAAACATTCAAAGTCTAAGCTTTATTAGCAGGACCTTTATTAAAGATCGTGCGGTGAAATGCTGCTCATTTAGAGCCAACTATTTTTCATCTCTTTCTAAGTTGAATGCCCAGCGCTTTTTATATATTTGAATATACTATTTAAGAGCTGTAGGTACACACGTACTCTCTCTCTCACACTCGCTCATCGTACCTACAGCGAATAAAGAAAATTTTCTAAAACTAAACAGATGAACCAGACAATCAATAATTACCGACATAGAATGAATTAATTCGTTTTAGGAGGTGTACATTATGGGTTATGCAGGTTACGGTTGCGGACCTGAAAACCGGTCAGGGTTCGGTTCAGGATTCGCTTTACTTATTGTTCTGTTTATTCTTTTAATTATTATTGGATCGTGTTTCATAAACACTGGTAGACATGATGACTGTTGCTGACTTTTGGAAAATCACCAAAGTTTACAGTTCAACTGAAACAGTCTAGTACCTCTTTCTTACTTCACCATTTGTATTTACTACGGCCACGCACAATGTTTGATAAGGTGCAACAATTCTAGTGCGGCTTTTTTTGTAGGGTTAGTTAAATTTGACCTTCCATGTTAGCAAATTAGCACCCCCTTGCTTTTTTGAGGTAACAGGTCCAGAGGTTAACTTAACTGACGTTCCATTTGGTACGGGGCACTGCTTTACTCTGGAAACAGCACTCACTACTAAAATCCAGTCATTTAGGATATAGTGGTGACATATACTATTGGTACACCTACCTTTGGTTCGCTCACTCTCTAAGTTGCTGCTTAGGAGTGAGTTTTTTATTTACTATTAGGCTTAAGTTAGCATTTTTTAATTGCTCTCTTTTCCAGTAAGTATCTTCCTCGTTTTTCATCCTGCAATATTCTTCATAAATTGGTTTAGCAAGTTCTATAAACTTCTCACGATTTTCTGTGTATAGCTCAGTTAAGAATGTCCCAAAAACCGCTGACGCTTCCTTATCAAATGCATCACTAGTCAATTTCCCTTTCATTGAATCGTCTAACACTTCTTTGCACTCATCATCAAAAACTTCTATGATCCAATTATGAACAGCGTCTCTAAATGACATTACTTCCTGAGCTTTCCTAGTGTCATTGTTTGTAGGTAATTGTTTATCTTGATGGTCCTCAGTCATTGCGTGAGTGATACTGACCTGTTTTCCAAAGAACTCCTCCACAACCCCTTTGTCACTTTCAGAACGACTAATAGCGCTCATAATAGCCATTGTTCGAGTTGCAAACTTTGTTAGTTCCCGATTAGTATAATCCCAATGAAATCGCTTCATTTCTTCGCCGATGACTTTGTCCATCCCAAACTCTTCAATAGCTTTTTTAGTGTAGAAATAATCCTTCATTCCGTATCTTTCCCCATCGTACTCCTTGGTTATCGGGAAGACCGTTAGAAACTCCCGCGGCGTAAATGTACCCATCATTGAGTTAAGCATTGAAATTGTATTGAATGTACCTACCAATAATTCGCTATCAAGAATATCAAGGTTAGTTGCGTTAATATTCTTCACGCCATACAAAACTAATTTTTTTCGAATATCTAAGCTCAAGTCAGAGAATTGAAATTCCTTTATTTCTTCTGTCTCTTTTAATGCACTCTTAAGCGTGTTGGCGAATGCCTTCGAGTAAATCCTGCGATAATTCGGTTTCTCCTTCTTAATCCCATTGATCACCCGTAACTCAGTCATTATTGCCACCGTCCTTTTCGGGAAGATTCATATGCTGTTGCCCATTTAACGTTTTGATTTCGAGGCGCATGCCCGTATTCGGTGACCACTCCTCGATAAAGTGAAGGGCTTCGTCAAATCGAATTCTAGGTAATTCACCGTATCTTGGGATTTCAAAGTATTGATTGAACTCATTCCAAAAATGCGAGAAAACTCTCTTACTGATTTCCTGATACGCCTTCGACTTTCCGCCACCTAAGCATTCCATGACTTTACCTTTGCCTTTCCGATTGACTCTTTTCTCCTGTGAACCGTCAATTCGCATGGTGTCTTCCAGTGAGCCCACACGTCCGTCAAGAACTTTGTATTGTTTTTCCTGCACCACGTTATGCTGTGCGAGCGCCGCAATTATTTCGGCCTGTGTTTTAGGTTCAGTTTCACGCTGTTCATCTCGCATTTGAAAATAAACGTCCAGAAGTTCATCGTATTTGTCCCAAGCGAGATCATCCTCGAAAACTTTTAGTAGTTTCGCATAACCGCGTTCGGAAAGTAAGTAAATATTTGTAGCTCTATTAATCGCATTTTGGGTTAGTATTCCGTTATCCATCAGAAGGATAACGGAATCTTGATGGCTTTTTACATCAATTAAATCAATATTGTCTTTAAATCTTTTCCTGTTATTGTTGATTGCTTCGTTCACCTTAAAAAGTGGTTTTCCATGAATCTCCGCAACATGCTGCGCAAGCATCGATTTCTTATCCTCCCCAAAACCACCTGCGATATTAGGAACCGTGATGCCGCAAACTTCAGTCGTACCTTTGATAGTTAAGTTACTCATACATATACCTCCCGTTTTTTAAGTTCAGCTTTAATCAAACCCTTGAGCTCATCACCAGGTAACTGATAGCAAAGCTTTAGCTTCTTTGTGCTAACGCAGCCAAACAACGCTGCAACGTAGCTATTAAATGATTCATATTCAGAGACGCAAATGCCAAATTTATTTTTGAATTCAGTAAACATGCTAATGTCTGAAGCCATAGTATTTTCAATTTCGAGAACTTCCATCATTAATTTCCCTCCTCTTAAAGCTCCATATCTCCCAATCGCTTATCCACGGTATTTTCAAAACTAATTCGAACTTGATTCTTCATCAACCTAGACACCAACCTAGAGTCGTACATGCTCATTAAGTCATTCTTAGACAGATTAGTAGTTACGATAGTGGATTTACTCTGCCGTCCATTAGCGATTGCGTAGAGCACCCTCAGTGTGAAGTCTGTTGCTTGCTTCTTAGTTCCTGTCGCACCAGTCTCTGCACCCAAATCGTCTAGCACCAGAAAATCTACACTAGTTAACAAGTCCACAAAATAATGTTCGGTGTAACGACTCTCCTTATTTCCGAAGCTATCACGTATTCGTAGAAGCATTTCGTCCACACTTACAAAAAGAGAACTCTTGTCCTGTTCACCCTTTTCGTTCAGGTTTCGAAGTATCGACATGGCCAGATGACTTTTACCGACACCGGGTAGGCCAGTAAACCATGCGTTGAATATTTCTCCTTCCCTGTATTTCGCATAAACGTCAGATGCTTTTTTCTTATTAGCAATCTCTTCGGGTTCGGTAGCCTTGTAACTAGTAAAAGATGCTTCGAGTAAATCGATATCAGTTAAAATGTTATGATTGTGAAAGACGTTGTAGTTGCGCCGCCCCATTGCACGTTTAATTTTCAAGTCTTCTTCGTCACTTAATTCCTGAGTGGTCCGTTCCCTTTCGCACAAGGGGCAGAAGACTTCGCCATCGAACGTGATTTTTTTAATTTCTTTCACGTATTCTTTACCGTTCGCCTGCACTTTGTGCTCGAAGCAAATTTCAGAAGTTGAGCCCATCCGTTTATTGTTGAGATTACTTATTACATCCGCTATCGATTTCATTTTTTCTACCACCTTTCTGCTCCTTGTCCCTCAGACAATCACCAATCAAATCCATCTGGGTGATTTGTTTTAGGTGCTTCGTAATAGGTCCCACCTTGACTACCTCTTTTCAGTTCAATTGCGTGGTCATCTTCCCAACGTGCTCCGTTGAACCAGGTTTGTCCGTGAGCAGGCTTGTACCAATCTGAATTTGCATTACAGTAATTCACATAATCCTTTAAGCCGTTTTCTATCGTTTGGTATTCAACGCCTTTTTTCGTGGCACTCTTAAAACTGAGGAGCGCTTTCGCTTTCCCTTTTTTATTCGGATACATTTTCCAGAGGGTATCGAATTGTCGAGCGAGCTCGTCTTGCTCAATATCTTTTAATACCTTCTTATCATTCTTATCCTTCTTTACATTCTTATTATTGTTCCAAGAGTGTTCCGACACTGTTCCATCAGTGTTCCCAGAGTGTTCCAACGCTGTTTCAGGTTGTTTTTTATAATTGTCCAAAACTTGATACCTATCGTAATTAATGATGGTAAATAGTGTTCCAAGTTCGGTCTCTTCGATTTTCAATCGTTCTTCATCAACTAACGAACTTATTTTTCTACTTATCGTTGAAATAGAGTATTTTTTTATCTTCCTATTCTCGATATACTGCAGGTCTTCTGACAAATTCCTAAGTGATCTAAGGAACTGACCTCGCTGGATAACCACGTCACCTATGCGAACTCCTTTTTTTGAGAACACCGCGTTACCTACTATAAAAAAGAAAATTCTAAACTTCGGAACATCCTGCCATATCGGGTTATCAAAAATCTGCCTGCTTGTTTGAAAGGCCCCACCTAACCCGTTACTCATTCACCTCACCCGCTTTAAATGTTGTTAGATACTTACTGCCAACATAGTTGTATTCGTCAATCTTGCTTCAAGAACAGCGTCCAAAACTTCATCAGAAATCCCACCAGAATCTAAACAATGCTTCATGCATTCAAGCACTTTTGTATCCAGAGATGAAAGATACGCCGTCATGTAATCCTCGAATGAATCATAATTAAGTAAATCAATACCATGTTTTTCTTTGATGTTCGAGATCATAGTTATTGCCCCGTGAAACTCCGGTTCTAAGAGAGCCTTATTCTCGTCTAAAATTAGATTAGGCATAATTGCCCTTCCTTTCTGCAAAGCCGTCCATGGGCACTTAGCAGTTTTGCTTTGGCTCTTCTCTTAGCCAATTCAGCACGCATGAGACTATTAAAATAGTTGTCTGGTAAACGGATGGCTTTCTTGAGATCCCATGTATTCATTTTGGAAAATAAGAGCACGAAAGTATCCTTGATAGCTAAATCGTACTTTTCCAAAAAATAATAACCGTGTTTCTTTTTGAGTCCCCAGAACTGGTCACTCGTTTCTTTAATGTGTTGAATTATCTCGTTATTTTGATTCCTCATATTGCAGACTCTCCTTTTCTTGTGCTATATTAGTAGTAAGATTTTTTGAAAAGCGTCTTAGGTCATCCACAGACCTGAGTGTTTTTTTGTTTATACAGGCTTCCCTACCTTCCTTGTCGAATAGTGTCAGAGAAGGAGGTGATTAAAATGTATTCAATCCAACAACTACAAGCTGCTGATTATTTAGTTAAAAAAATTACCAACCTGCCCGTTTCTCAATTTGTTAATAAAGATTTGAAATTTGTTATCGAATTCAACGGCATTCTTTGGTACGGTGATTTCCTTCACTATTCCGAGCGCGCAGTTAAACACTTTTATATCGATAAGAATGGAGCAATTGAATACCGTTTTCTCTACACTGAAGGGAACGATGCGACCCCTTTACTCGTGAAAGCGAATTCTGCTTTTTACGAATCAATACCAAAGGGAGATTGGGCTACCAACCCTTATCAATACATCGATACATTGGATTTGCTATTCAATTCTCTACTTAAAATTATTGATAATATAGACATTCAAGTTGATGACTCGCCAATCTACCCCTATCTACTGAACGCCAGATCATTAGATGGTAAACTGGAACTTCCATTCATCAACATAGGTAATGAAAAGGTTAAAATCGTTTCCCTTATCGAGAGTGAGCGGTAAACCGCTTATGATTTTCTATTTCATGAAGAACACGAATTTCACGAATTTCTTCTTTCAACTTCGAATCTTTTAAAATGTTGGCAATCCGCTTTTTCAAATGAAAGAGCGGATTTCTCAACTCCTCACGTTCCCGAATCTTTCTTTCCACACGATGGGTCCACTCCTCAAATGTTTCCAATGCCATCGCTTCAAATTCAGTGACTGACGGTAAAATAGGCTCTGATAAATTCTGCTTCATCCCCTCACCTCCCTTCAAAATTCGTTTTTGCAAGCAACGTCCGAAAACAAATCTGAGCCAACTTATCAAATTCCATTTGTCTGAACCACCCCGCTGTATCCCTCGTACCATGTATAGAGTTAAACTGGATTGCATCCACTCTGAACTTTTCCACTTGCTCAACGTCTTCCGGATCCAACTGGATTGTTACCTGTTGCATCTTTAAATCCACCTTTCTCTCCGTATTTGTTTGGCTTGTCCTGTAAAACGATGTACGACCGTCCAGGTCCATTCATCAACCTTGCCCAGCAACCAGTCATCAACATTTGCTAGAACCGTCAGAGCGTGACTGTACTCTACCCTAGTAAACTTCCGACTCTTGTTTTCCTAAGCGATGCGACAACCATCCGGTGGAAGATTGAAGCGTTGAATACCGCGTAGAGACTGAATGCGTCCCAGTTTGTCATTTAGAACCCTATTCTTTAAAAATCCGATGAAAGTTCTTATCCAAGAAATTAGCCATTTTAGAGGCGTGGAATGCCCAAGCTTGCCCTTTCGATTTCGGATAATACACAAATCCACCGTTATCAACGTCAAGCGTTTTTCTAAAATGAACAGGAAAGAGTAATTTCACTTTCAACCAATCAATTTTCCTACCCGTTCGTTGTTCCAAGTCCTTCATGTTCCAGTAGACTCCGACTATTTGCTGTCGTTGAAATTCTTCCAGTTCAATTTTTGTAATGAGAACAGAGTCGTTTGGGATTGGAATTATTAGGTTAACCTCTAGTTGTTGCATCATAAATATCCTCCTCAGATATTTAATATTTTTCTTATGTGTTTAATGTGTTCTTGCGCCTTCGGTCCATCTTTACGGCCACGGATGATGTCAGAAAGATAAACTCCTGATATGCCGATTAAACCCGCCAACTCTTTTTGGCTCATCTTACGCTTGAATAATTCTGCTCTAACTTGTACCCCTAAATCTTCAGACATGCCTAGACCTCCTTCGAAATTAATCGACTTTGCTACCGTCGCATCAGCTAATAAATTCAACATATACCGTCATTGGCTCGGTATCATAGCGCATTCGAAAATATATATAAGCTAAATTATTCACTAATTGCATTGACTATTTTATGCGTATAGTTTAATATAAAACCATAGCTAAATAAGACCTCTAAAAGCCTGTTATTACGCATTTTATCTGCTCCCCAGCATCGAAAAGTGCATTTACATAGGTCGTATTTTTTACTGTCTTTTTAGCTGACAAAGTAGCTTATGTCAGTAATATTAAACTATAAGCGTAAAGTAGTCAACAACTTTACGCGAAAAGTTTAAATTATTTCGACCGGCTTATAAGGATGGTTGATATGACAATGTTTGAGACAGTTAGAAGTTTATGTAGTGAAAGGGGAATTTCCATTAATAATTTGGAAAATGCCTTGGGATATTCAAAAAATACTTTATATCGCTTAAAAACTCAAAACCCTGGCGCTGACAAGCTTGAAGCGATCGCAGATTACTTCGGTGTCAGTACCGACTACCTTCTAGGTCGCACAGATAAGAAGCTTTACTATGATTTAACAGAAAAAGATGAACAAGATATTGAGAAGCAATTAGAGGATATTATCAACAATGTAGAAAGTGAATCGGGCTTAGCATCTTTTGACGGCAGTACACTTGATGAACTCGATGAAGAAAACAAAGAAATTATGATTGCATCTTTAAAAAACGCACTAAGAATGCATAAACGGTTAGCTAAAAAGAAATTCACTCCTAAGAAATATAGATAAGGGAATGATTCCGTGTCGATAAGAAATAAGGTGGGTCTATTAGTTAAGGAGTACGGTAAAAGCAATCCTTTTGAACTCGCTAGGGCTTTGGGTATTGAAGTTATATTTGAGCCCTTAGGCGATTCAATGGGTTATTTCAGTAGGTTTAAGCGTACCGCTATCATACATATCAACGAGTCTTTACCGTATAAAAAACAGGTATCAACATGTGCGCACGAACTGGGACATGTCATATTACATCCAGACACTAATGTAGCTTTTTTGAAATCAAATACCTACTTCTCTACCAGTAGAATAGAAGCAGAAGCAAATGAATTTATGATAGAACTTCTATTTAACCAAGGGAAATCGAATGTAATAACCGTCTATGAAGCAGTTGAACACTACGGTATCCCCAATGGATTACTGGATAAAATTTTTTGACCCCAAAAAGAACATATGTGCTAATTCATTTAATGGGGTGATGTGCTAATAATGAATATGTTATTAATCAAACCAGAAAGGAAGTAATAACTTGGCGACATTTCAAAAGCGAGGGAAAACGTGGCAATACACAATCAGCAGATACACCGATGGCAAGTACGATCCGATCAGAAAAGGCGGATATCGTACCAAGCTGGACGCTAAAGCAGATGCAGACGTGATTGAAGGTGATATGGCACAAGGGCTTTCACCAGTATTAATCAAAGATATATTTGCTGACTATTTTGAGGAATGGGTAAAAGATTATAAATCTGCAAAAGCAGAAGTAACTTATAAACGCTATTTAAACAGCGTTTGTACCGTAAAAGAATATTTCGATAAAACAACCCTACAGGATATAACAAAGAGGAAATACCAACGCTTCCTAAACGAATACGGCGAAGAACATGCTTACGAGACTGTTCGCAAACTAAACACGCATATCAGGGCTTGTATGAAGGATGCTGTGGATGAGGGAAGGATTCGAGTAGATTTTACCCGTGGAGTGGAATTTAACAGTAAAGTAATATCAAAGACGGCTGAAGAACGGCATCTTAACTACTACGAGAGCATTGAATTAATGAAAGAACTTAGAATGAGGTTAGATGATAGCTTAGGCTATTACTTATTGTTGTTGGGATTAACTACCGGAATGCGATTCGGGGAATTGTGCGGGCTCAAAAGAACTGATTTCGATGTTAAAAAAAACATCATAAAAGTTAGGCAAGCGTGGGATTACAAAAAAGGAACAGGTTTCGCGCCTTTGAAAAACTCACAATCCAAAAGAGATATAGCAGTGGATGAAACAACTATGGAAATTTTCAAAGTGTTATTTTTGAAGTTACCAACTAACATTCACGGAACAGCGTTCTTTAATGCCAAGTCATCAAATGGAACACTCACGAATGAAGCAACGAACAAACTTTTAAAAGGAACTTTAAAACGATTAGGTATAGACCCTATTTCCATTCATGGTTTGCGGCATACACATATTTCTGTTTTGCTCTACAAGGGCGTATCTGTCCAATTTGTATCAGAGCGCGCAGGCCATAGTGACATTGAAACAACACTGAAATACTATTCGCACGTCTTAAAAGAAATGCGTAAAGAGGAAGAAGAGAAATCCGTCGCTATTATCTCTCGCATGCAAAAAGAGGTCATGTGATTGTGTTGCGTTTGTGTTGCACAGCTTCTTTTTCTATCTGTTTTAAACGTTTTCTTAACATATAAAAAAACCTCACAAACGCTTATACAACAACGTTTACAAGGTTTTTCACACTTACAGATTCGGTTCAATTTGTTACCAAAAATGTCCCAGGAGGGGTTCGAACCCCCGACCCTCTAAACTTTTGTAAGTAGATGAATCGTCTTCACATCAACAATACCAACGTTTATAGCGATTATGGGATTCTAACTTTGAGTCTTCTTAGTTCGGAATCAACTTCCTCCGTCATTATAAGAGATGACTCTGCAATTAATCAACAAATTTCCATTCAGATCCAGCGGCTGTTTTCATAGCACCAGTACAAGCACGTCTAATAGAAGTATCGCTAATGTTATTTTCTCTAGAAGCTTGCTTCACAGATGAATAAATTATTTCGGTGCCATCATCCAATATTTTGACTACTTTTCTATACTTTATTACAGGTCCTTTACGCAATCCATTTTCATAAGCATGACGATTGTTGCCACGTTTTGTAGTCCACTCCAAGTTCGTTGCTACGTTGTTTAGTTTATCTCCGTCATTGTGGTTCACAACATTACAATCAATGGGCTGAGGACAAAAAGCCAATGCAACTAAACGATGCACTCTCATGAAGCGATATTTTTCATCATTGCCTACCAAATAAACTAACCAATATTGATTCCTTTTTTTATTCCTGCGAGGTTTTAAGATCGCACCATTTTTTCCACGTTTATTACTTCTCACTCTTCCTAAATTGCTTACTTCATAACCAGTAAATCTTCCGATTTCTTTCCAGATTTCAATTTCCATTCCGACTCACCTCAACGCTATTGTATTGATGTATTTGAAATTGTAAAGGCGATTAAAATATTTATTTTTTGAACATTAATATTCAACGAACGTATGTCTCTATAAGTTGTTTTCGATAATAATATATTTTCAGTCTACTTTTAGCGAAAATCAGAAAAATTTGTTATAATCAGGAATGAAAGGGGGATTGATAACTGTATGATTAAAAGTTAATGACTATTTCATCTACCGTATTCTTAATCGGTTTAGTATCCGCAATCTTTGGTTTGCTTGCAGGAATCATTGGTATACTAGCCGCAGTCACTGGACTCGTTGCTGCATCTTTAAAAGCGACTTACTGGGGTGTCAAACTCTATAAGGAACTGAAGAAGTAACGAAAATTGCTGGGAGGTCTTTACTGACTCTCAGTTTTTTCATTTGAAACATTTTTTTTTGTAAGGAACAATATAAAGTTAATTTTCTATGTATTAAATGCACAGGAAGTATACTATAGAAGAAATTTGCTGGAGGGTTGTTGAGGTAGATTATACGCAGAAAATATATACAAAAAAATAACCACGACATCGGATTAACGATGCCGTGGCTATAAACAGTTGTGTGAATATCAATACAAACATTTTGGAGTAATGTTAGAAATGCAAGATCAAAGAATCAAAGAAGCAAAGCGTTTTTCACTTCTCTTTCTTTTGTTATAACATTATTATATTGCCTTTCAGCAATTTGTAAGGATGAATCCTCCGTAAAACAAAAATTTTATTGTGGGAATTTAATATTAACGGGTTGTTTCGGATTCGTTTCCCATCCTGTAAATGGAATAGCCCATCCTTTAGCAATATAATCATTTGCCGTAGCGAGTGGCAAATCATGAACATGTGAATAAGCATAACTTTTACCCGAAGTTTGTGACCAGCCGCTAGGCACACCAGCAAACGTAACAGACCGCATGGCTATTGATGTAGTTCTATAGTAAATTTCTTATTTTACTATTGGTATATAAACGAAAAAAATAGGAGCCACCGAAGTGACTCCATAGTTTTGAATCTATTTAGATTGCATTTAAGGTCCTTTTTATTGTGTTCTTGTTAAACTAGTCGAGTAGAAGGGAACCTCTCTACCTTACGGTAGATTGTGTTCCTCCCCCCTCACAGAACCGTGCTTGCGCTATTTACGCACACGGCTCC